ATGGTACGGTTCGTACACTACCATGCCCACTGCGCAACGAAGTTTTCGGGAATTTGAATCCTTCAGCAGACAGTACAGAGTACATCTTTGCAGGAACCAATGAAGGGTTCAACGAGATATGGTGGTTCTACTCAGCGTCAGGTAACTCCGACCCTGACCGTTATGTCATCTTCAACTACGTCGATACCATTTGGTATTACGGATCAATGCAGCGCACCGCATGGCTGGACACTCCGCTTGCCGCAGGCCCGTTGGCAGGTACGCAGTTGAGCAATTTAGTTACGCATGAAGTAGGTATCGACGACCTTTCGGGGGGTATCGCACAACCCATCAATGCCTATATTAAAAGCGCGGACTTCGATATTGGTGACGGTCAGAACTACGCGTTCGTGCGCAAATTCCTTCCCGATGTGAACTTCGCAGGCTCTACAGCCGCATCCCCCCGCGTGGCGCTCACCGTGCAGGGCCGCAAGAACCCCGGTGGTACGGTAGTGGCAACCCCAGCGCAAACCGTTACGCTGACCGCGACCAATCCGAACATCCGCTTCACTGACGAGCTAAGTATCCGCCTGCGTGCACGCCAAATGAATGTCACGATTCAATCCACAGACATCGGTGTCAAGTGGCAGTTTGGTGCCCCGCGTATCGAAGTTCGCCCCGATGGACGGAGTGCGTAATGGCCTTGCGACCACCCGTTCTAGGCAACGCTCCGCAGGACTACGATGCGTCGTACATGAGCCGCATGCTCAGTGAGTTACGTTCGTACTTCGAGCGCAGCAACACGCCCCACCCGATGAACGCATCCACGCTGAACATCAACATCGGCACGCTGCCTACCCAAACATCACTGGCTAATTTATCATCGGGGGATGTCTACGTGGACACTTCCGCAGGCAACGTATTAAAGATTAAACCGTAGAGGTGCACCATGGACATGTTCAGTATGCCTGATTTGACAGGAATCGCACAGCAGCTTACCCCGCAGGTGACTGCAGACCCATCGACGGATTCAGGTACAGGAGGTACCGGGCTGCCGCAGTATTCGTGGGGCTATGACCCCTCGACGGGTGGCTGGGGCTACTTCATGAATAAAGCAGGTTCGCAAAGCGCGCAGATTGGCCGCAAGGCCGGTGATAAGCAACTGAGTTATGCCGCGCCTAAGAACGACGCCGCGTCCATGCAGCAGCAAGCACTACAGCACTTGCTCAACACACAGGTTACTGCCAACGCACCGACAACACCTACTACACCGCAGACACCCACGACGCCGGTTGTGGCCGGATCAGGCATTGGCGCTGCAGGCACTGGCGGTCATGGCGGCTCCAACAGCGGTATGAACACGGACGGTGGTGGCACGGGGGACGCTTCGGGTCTTGGCGGCATTGCGGCTTTCATGGGTAACTTGGCCCAGTCCATTGGCCCCGACACCAAATACGGCAAGTTGCTGATGGCCGGTAGTGACGCCATCGCGCGCAACAACAACCCCAATTACAGCAACGAAGGGCTGCATAGCACCGTACCGTCCAGCACGTCCGGTACTTACGGCCAAACAGGTGACCCTTACGGCCCCACGACGCCCGATGCTGCAGGCGCTGGCCCTGCAAGCCCTATGAGTGTTGACCCGGCTACCGCTGCTGCTAACGCAGCCGCAGGTTTGGCTGCTGCCAATAACGCGTACAGCCCCGGTGGCGACCTCGGCCCCGGCCCTAGTTCTGAACAGATGGGGCCGCCCGCCTCGGCTATGAATGCATCCGATAGTAACGGTGCGCAAGTAGGCGCTGGCCCTGCAAGCCCTATGGGCGGTGACCCCGCTTCCGCAGCCGCTGCGGCACAAGCCGCAAGTGATTCGGCTGCGTCCAGTAATGACTCCAACTACAGCCACGAGGGTATGCACAGTGACAGCGGTGGTGATGGCGGGGGTGATGGGGGGGTGGTGGGGGGGGGGGGGGGGGGGGGGGGGGGGGGGGGGGTGGGGGGGGGGGGGGGGCGGTGGTAGTGGCGCTACTGGCGGCCTTGCGGAAGCCAGCAAGATCAAGCACACACGCTTCGCGGACGGCGGCGATGTTGCAGGACTCCACGCAGTTGCAAGCCTACCCCCACGCATGGTGCGCGGTGAGGGTGACGGCCAATCTGACAGCATCCCGGTGAAGATGGATGACGGTGGTCAGGGGCGTCTGGCGGATAATGAGTTCGTGGTTCCCGCCGATGCAGTTAGCGCACTGGGTTCTGGCTCATCTGAAGCTGGCGCGCGTGCACTCTACGCGATGGTGGATCGAATTCGCCAGCAGGCGCATGGAACGAAACAGCAAGCCAAGCCGGTAGACCCGAGCAAGGTCTTGGCAGCATAAGGAGAAATCATGGCAGGCACACCCGTTACCCCCGTCGGCTACTCGACACCCTACACGTCGAACACCACGCAGGACTCCGGTCTGGGCGCGGCAGCGGCCCCCTACGGCCAAGATGTACTGGCGCAGTCGCATGCGCTGGCAAGCCAAGACCCCTACCACGCGTACACCGGCCCGACAGTGGCTGGCCCGACCGGGCTGCAACAGACTGCACTGAACTCCGTCTCTGGGCTGGACGCAGGGAACTTGGCGACCCAAGGCACGGCGCTCACAACGCAGGGTGCCGACTACACGCCGACCAACGCCACGTTCGACCAGAGTGCTGCGCAGCAGTATATGAACCCATACCAGCAGAACGTGATCGACATTGCCAATAAGGAAGCCGGTCGGCAGTCGGACATTCAAGGTGTGCAACAGGCCGGTCAAGCCGCGCAAGCAGGCGCATTTGGCGGTTCACGTCAGGGCGTTGTGGATGCAGAGCGTCAGCGTACGCTGGCTATGTTGCAAAATAACAACGAAATGCAAGGCCAAGCCGCAGCGTACACCAACGCCCAGCAGCAGTTTAACGCTGACCAGAACCGCAACAACCAGTCCAACCAGTACGCATCGCAAGCTGCGTTGGCAGGCGGCAATGCACTGACCAATCAAGGTGCGCAGGCGTTCAACCAGCAGCAAGTGTCGGGCGGCCAGCAACAGGCTGCCGCCCAAGGCGATCTGAACCAAGACAAGGCCAACTTCCAAGGCGCGGTGCAGCACCCCTACGACCAGTTGAACTTCATGACGAACCAGATCAAGGCTATGCCGGGATCGAGCACGTCAACGAACACAACCTACACACCAGACAATTCCATGGCGCAGCCCACGGGCATTCAGCAGGCGGCTGCAGGGGCATCGGGTATCGCGGGGTTGATTAACACCGGGCAGCAGTTGTGGAACACGGTGGGTAGTTTATTCGCTAAAGGCGGCATGGTACACCCGCAAGTCTCGGGCCTACCCCAAGCACGCATTGCACAACTCTACGGGAAAATGTAATGAGCATCGACACTACCCACGTTGCTCTGGCGAACGAGCAACAACTTCAGCAGATGGTCGGCAATCCCGACCCGCGCGTGTCTATCCCTGCGGCGGCGAAGCTTGCCAAGCTGATCCAAGCACGCAACGCGCAGCAGAGCCAACAAGCCATGGGCACGCCACCAACGCCCACAGTGCGTGACCAGTTGCAGCAGGCCGCCGCCCCGGCACCGATGGAGGGTGGTATCGCCATGGCCGCAGGCGGGATCGTGCGTCACTTCGATGACGGCGGGCAGGCGGATACATCCCCCTTCATGCAAGACGCAAGCAACGCTTGGGACGCATTCAAGTACAAGTCCACCCACGACCCCGAATCGCCCGATGAGTTAGCCCAACAACAGGCGTCGCAAGCATACCGTGAAGCACATCGAGGCCCCTCCGCTGGTGAAGAACTTAGCGCGTGGCTGGGTAAGTACTTCACCAAGCCCTCAACAGTAGCGGCAAACGCCGCCGCAACAGACGCATCCAAGGCCGCTGTACCCTACGCCGAGCAGCTTGGTATGGATCGTAACGCGCAGTCTAGTGCGCGTATTGCACATCAAGGTAGCGGCCTAGCTGCCGTACCTACGCAACCTATGCACCCGCCATCGATGGGGGGACTTCCTACGGATGGCAGTAATGCAGCCCCCGCCGCCGTACCTAACGTTAATGCCGACCCCACCCCTGCGGGTCTGGCGGCTGCTGCTCAATCGAAAACGCCATCACCTTCAGGCCCCCCCAACGCATCCAAGGTCGATGCCGCCAGCGAAGACCAACCGGCCGACACGCCGTACATGGACGCGGCCGACGAGTATCTGAAAGCCAAGAAGCCGCTGGATGATGCGGCGATCCAAATCTATAAGGACAAGCTGCAGGCCGGTCAGACCGCGCATGATGCCTACAACGCCGCCAAGCAAGCCAATCCATGGGAGAAGGTGATTGCCATCCTGCACCCCTATGTGGAAGCCAACGGCAACCGCACAGGCCTTGGCAATATGGGTACGCTGGCCGAAGGCTCCTACAACCTGATGAAGACGCAGCAAGGCGAGCGTCTGGCAAACGCCAAGAGCGAAGAAGAGTTCCAAGCGCGTCAGTTGGGTATCCAAGCAGGGCTCACCGACGCTCAGTTGCATCAGTTAATGGGTAACTTCACGACTACGAACACTGCGCGTGCAGCGGATGACAAGACCGAACTGAACGCCACAAAAATGGATAACACGGCCAAGACATTGGCGCTCAACCAAGCGCGGCTTGACGAGACTAAGCGCAAAGACAATGCGTACATTGCAAAAATGACAGGCGGGGGTGCCGGTGGCGCAGGAAAACCCCTGACATATGCACAAGCACTTAACTTTGCACGCTCTCATATAAACGACATCATGCGTAACAACGCAGCGACCGGTGCAGGCGATCCAGTACCTGACCCGGTAGAACTTGCAACGAAGTTGTTCCATGAGCAGGGCAAGACATTACAATCTGATGCATCCGCCCCTGCCAAAACAGGGAGAGTCTTAGACTTTTCAACTATTAAGTAATCATGGCCTACTCCATCCAGCTACCTGACGGAACCCTTGTTCAGAACATACCGGATGAAGTAGACCCTAGTGAGGCGAAGCGGCGCATCATCTCGCAGCACCCTGAACTCGCACCCAAAGCAGGTATGCTGGAATCCGCAGGAGCGGGTCTTGCCGGTGGTGTGGCTAACATGGGCCTTGGCGCTGCCGCTGCAGCCGCCGATTACACGGGCTTCAAAGACACTGCAGCCGACCTAGACGCCAAGCGCAAAGCCGTTGAAGCGTGGCAGCAACAGCACGGTGGCGATACAACCACCGGAAAGATTGCCAACCTCGTAGGCGGTCTGGCCCCCGCCCTTGCAATGCCCGAAGCAGGTATCCCGGCGCTGCTTGCCAACGGCACACTGTTTGCCATCCCCGGTTTCCGTGATTCATACCAGCAGCAGAT